AGCACCATTTAAAGTTGTTTGAATAGGGTTTGTTACACTACCACCATAAAGACCTGTGCCCCATCCATATCCAAATGTCTGAGTTGCAGGACCAAAATCAACATAGGGTTTTATAGATACAGCACCAGCAGCAGTCATACCTGTACCTGTTTCAGCAGATGGCATAGTTAAAACTAATGATGTAAACGTAGATGATTGTACTTCAAATACCACATCATCAAAATCTGTAGTTGAAAATCCTGTTGCTCCACCACCAGGTAAAGAACCTACGCTTGATAAGGTGATGTATCTACCAGCTTGTAAACCATGTGATGTTTTATTAATAGTAACTGTTGCTGAACCATTTGTCGTTGTAAATGTGCAACTAGTTAACGCTGTGTCTAGTGGGCTAATATCAAAGAAAGATTCATCATAATATAAAAACAATCCTTGTGATGTCCCAATAGCTGTATAGGCTTCTCCTGCTAAACTTGTAAAGTTATGTACAGCTCTGGCTACACCAGGTAAAGTTTTATCGTCCAAAGATAATTGTTGCCAACCACCTATTTTTTCTGGAAGACCATATCTAAATCTAACGAAGTCACCATCTATCCATTGAGATTCTGCTCCGGATGCTGTTGCTTGTTTATTGAAACCTGGTCTAAAGTTTAGCTTTTGTAACATAATAGCTCACTATATAGGGTTATGTCTTTAAAATCTATACCCTTTTACTTTCAGTCAGAGGGTATTTCAAGCCTAAAGAATGTATACTTTCAAAGAAAGTTATGAGAGTCATCCTTGGTTCTTTGACACTAAAGTCTTCAAATCCATCTGCTGCGTGATATTGAGCTCCATCAAACATCACTAATCTATTTGGAATAGATTCAAATACAACAGATTTATTAAAGTCATCAGACACCATTTCTCTGTAAGTGTCATACTTTATATCCAACGTTTTATAGTATTCATGTTTTTTATCTGACCATCTTTCTTTATTAAAATTTTTCTGTTTGTATAAAGATGTGCCACAGTGTTTGTGTTCACTTAAATAAATGATGGCAGTTAGTTCTGTATTCTCATGATCTCTATGTATCCAACCATGGCTTTTATATTTATTGCCATCTATCTTTTGAAAGTATTGTCTAGCAGTCCACTGTATATTTTCTTTCATGGGATATATTAAAGATAGTATTTTATTAGTGCTCCAACTAAAAAAGTCTGGATCTATGGTGTGAAGTAAGTCTGTTCTCTCACCAGGCCAAAGAGATCTAGGGTCTTTTTTGTATTTTAAAGTATTACCGTAAGATTTTATTTTGTGATAGTCGTCAAAGAAATTATCTACAACTACAGATGGCCATATCATTCTACGATATCCATATCCCAAGATATGATTCTTTTTGGTTTGTTTGTTTTTTGTGGTGGACTAAAATGAGATAAAAATTTAGGAGTTATAACCATATCACCTTCACTACTGCTAGTAGGCACATAAGCTGTAGTGTCTGTTACAAAATTATTCCAAGGTTGTACATAAAACGTTTGTGATGATCCTTTTGGAAAATCTAAATATAATATTCCTGTTAAACCTAAAGATCCATGATTGTGTACAGGATGATGATCTCCTTTTTTATAAGTTACACTCCATACGTCTGTTATCTTTATATTGACTTCTGTGTATTTACAAAATTCTTCAAGCTCGGGTAATATTAGTTTTGAAAACTCACTGATAAATTCTTGATCAACAAGTCCTCTATTAGAAGAGAAGGAATATGTTTCATTTCTTTTTTCTGGATATTTGTCTAATAATTTTTTTATTTTTTCTTTTCTAACGACATGATTGTTCATCTCGTGTGACCAACATAAAATGCTAAATAAAGTATTCTCTTTCATTTTCCCTTAAACCAATCTGGTAAAGCTAAACAAGGCCTACCGTCATACATATTATTGTTTTTAGATTTCGCAGTATTATAATGTAAAAAAACTTGTATGCAATCGTTTTCTTGTAAAGGTTCTCTCCAATGTTCGTTTCTAATACCTTGATAAATTAATATGTCACCAGGTTCTAAATTTATTGCAACACCTTTGTTCTTTCCTTTTGTATATGTTTTTTCTTTTACATTAATTGTGCCACCTTTAGGATTAGGGTCTATATAAATAGGCCACTGTGATCCTCCTAAATTGACAGTTGTAGATATCTCACAACTCATTCTATCTTTATGTCTTTTAAGCTCATCACCTTTTTGATAAATACGTGCATATGCGTATGTAGGAACTAATTCTATTTTAGTAACTTTTTCTAAAATAGGTTGACACTTTAACATTAAAGTTTCCATAGCTAGATCTCCATAAGTTGCATACGAGTTTGGAATTTGTGGATCTCCAAAGGTTCCCCAGCTTTGATCTAATGTAGAAAGGTATCTTTGCTTTCTCATGATACTATGTACTTCTCTTTTTAGTTTCATGTAGTTAGTTAAAAAGACAGCTAACTCTTTTGGTACAGCTTTTCTTACAACTTCAAAACCATCTTTCTTCCATTTATACATATGGTTTACCTGCGCTCCACATAACTAAACTATATCTTTTACCTTTGGTTACAGGTTTAACCCTGTGCCAAACAAAACTTGGAAATACCACCACAGATCCTTTTGGTAGTATTTCTTTACACTCTCTAATCTCATTCCTTTCAGGATGACCATCCATGCTAAATTCTAAAAGACCACCTTCATATTCAGAAGGATCTGATAAAGTACAAGTCATAGATAGTTTTCTAATTTTTCCTACAAGGTTTGGATTATTAATAGACTCATCGTAAGGAACATTATTAGCATCACAATGCCAATCATAATGTTGATTCTTATCATATGTTGTAAATTGACAAACTTCATTCCAATCTGTGTCATGATTCCAACCTGCTGAGTAGTTTGCTTCTATCATGTAAGGATGTATTTCTTTATATATCCAGTTTTGATCTAACCAAGAAATATCAGAGTCTCTTAATTTTTTTAAATTTTTCATATTCTTCTTACTTAATTTTTTGTCAGAATATTCTTTAGTTATACCTTTCTTAAATTCTTGTTGCTTTGCAAAATTAATTACATCATCACACCATGTAAGTGATAATGCAGCAGGAAAATACCAATAACTATACTTTACGTTCATTCTATGTCTATATTACCAGATACAGATATTCTTTCAACGTTGGTCTTATAAGGTGTGACGTGGTGATATAAACCAGCAGGAAATATAAACATATCTCCTTCCTCTGGCATAAAAGTTCGTTGTGTTATGTAACCACCTACTCTACTACCTTGCTCTCCAAATTGAAAAATAATAGATCCTGGTTTACCTGATGTTCCTATGTATTTTTCATCTATTAATTTTTGTGGAACTTTTGTGTAAATAACAAAAGAAAGATCTCCATCATGAAAGTGTGGAGGATTATATTCATATCGTTTCATAAAATTAATCCAAAGATCTATTAATTTAACTTTATTTATTGGTTTAGCTAATGATTGTCTTTTTACAGATTCTTCTAAATAAGATTGAAAATAAGGTTTAAAAGTTTCCATAAACCATTCTTTGTCTTTATCCTCATAAAACTTTTCATTATCAAGATGACCCGCTAGAGTAAATCTTGCATCTCTTGTTAAGGTCTTTGCTCTTTTGTTAAGTTCTTTTATTAATTTATTTTCTACTTTAAATTTTGCAAGGTAAGGACCCCACGCATACCATTCATGTTTCATAAAATTTTAAATTTAAATACCGATATGTACATTGGTTTTTCACCTTCATTCTCAGTTATTTGATGAGGTATTTCACCATTAAATACAAAAAAATAGTTTTTACAAACTCTTTCATTCCATTGTCTATCAGGCTGTTCATTTGTAGGCACCATAAGTTCTACTGTGGCTGGCGGACAATCTTCACAACATCCTGTTTTAGAACAGTCAACAAAAAACATACAAACCAAATCATGGTCGTCTTCTTGAAGTTGTACAAAATCACCTTTCTTTAAACGAATATTATCATGACCTAAACACATTACGTCAAGATTGTGATAAGCTCTTAATCCATTAATAATGTATTCATGCATCCATGTATAATCTTTAGTAAAGTTTTTCATACCTAAAGTATTTTCTTTAAATATATACTTTCTAAAAAAACCTAATTCTTCAAAATCTTTTTCTATATGTTCTTTAACTCTATCTAAATCAATTAAAGATTCTTTTGGTATTGCTCCAGAAAAACAAAATTGTTCTTTAAGAATTTGTTTATGTATCGCTTTCATACTTAGATTATACTAAGTTAAATCAGGATTTACAACCCAAGCTTTTTGTGCTTCATCCCACATATAAGGACCTCCACTTTCAGGGTGTGCTACAGGAGCTTCCCATAGGCAAGTTGTTTCATTTAAAACCCAACTATCGTGTCCTTCAGGTTTTTCCTGTATAAATGCATCTCTAGATGGATCATAAGTTCCACCAATATAAGCATAATTTTTTCTAAAAGGTGTACCACCTAAAGCGTGTACATTTCCTAATGTATTATAAGAAGTTTGTTTCCAATTTGACCAACCATGCACGCTTTGTAAATAAGCGATACCTGCTTCCTCTGTTGGAGCATTTTCATCAGCACAAGTTAGTACATCTAAAACAACATTGTTTGAATCTAGTTTAGCAAAATGAGCCATTATTCTTCATATCGAATGATTACCACACCCGATCCTCCATTACTTCCAGAAGTAGAA